CCAATCTTAGCAGAAGTACGTACTTGGTTTAAAGACCAAAGTCTAGAAGAAATGGGTCGTAAGTATTGGAAGAAAAGATCATACTTGTTCCAAGGCTTTGTGCGTGAGAATCCTTTGAAAGACGATGTTACACCTGCAAACCCAATCCGTAGATTTATCATCAGCCCACAGATTTTCAATCTAGTGAAAGCTGCATTGTTAGATCCAGAGTTAGAAAACCTTCCAACAGACTACCAAGGTGGTTTAGACTTTACAGTTACTAAAACATCAAAAGGTGGTTATGCTGACTATAGCACTTCAAAATGGTCACGTAAAGAATCTGCACTAACAGCAGAAGAAGCGGCAGCTATTGAACAATTTGGTTTATACAACTTGAAAGATTTCTTACCTAAGAAACCAAGTGATGTAGAACTTAAAGTGATCAAAGAAATGTTTGAAGCTTCAGTAGATGGTCAAGCGTATGACGCAGATCGTTGGGGTAACTATTACAAACCAAGAGGTGTAACAGTAGTTACTGCCAATGCTTCAACTGACAGTACACCAGCTACAGCATCAGCTGAACCAGCAGTGCATGAAGATGATGGTGCATTAGATACACCAGCACCAGTTGCAGAGGCTGCACCAGCAGCTCCTACAGCACCAGTAGCAACACCTCCAGCAGGTGGCACAGCTAGAGCTGAAGACATCTTAGCGATGATCCGCAATCGTCAGAAGACGCAATAAGCAATACATAGATGTTAAGTAGGATAGATGATATTATCTTTCCTGACCGTTGTGAAGTTATTGAATTAGCTTCACAACGGTACATCTATTCCATTTTTAAAAATGGCAGTAGTAGTATCAATGAATATGCTCAAGCACAAAAGTGTAAAATCTTATTCAATGAACAGATAAGAAAGCTAACTGATATCAATATGATCATAAGAAACCCCCAAGAGAGATTTATTTCTGGGTTCAATACCTACGTCTATAATACTCTACGAGACAATCCCCAATTGGATTTAGATACTATTATCTATTTCGCTGAAACATATTTGTTCCTTAATAGACATTACGCACCACAGTTTAGTTGGCTAGTTAACCTAACTAGATATGTCGATAAAAACACAACCAAATTACACTTACATGGTATGGACTCGCTTAAAGAGTTTACACCTTTAATTATAAGCCCACCAGAAAAGAAAATATTATCACAAGAAGTCGTAGATAGGCTAAACACAAATATACACAATGAAATGTATCTAAGAATAGATAATTTATTATTAAGTTTAGTTGGTCAATCTGTGACATTTGAAGAAATATTAACGTATCTTAAAGAACAAGATCTCAAGGCCTATGAGCATGTATTGTCCTAGATTAGATCATTTTGTTAGATTCAATCCCAATGGCACAGTTAGCCGTTGTGGCCATATGGTTGATGCACCACAGTTTGCTACACTTGAAGAAATGGAAGAAAGCCTATGGTTACGTAATGTGAAACTATACATGCACAAAGGCCTTTGGCCTGTATGGTGCGAGAGATGCAAACAAACAGAACAGGAAAGCAATACCAGTATTAGAATAAATGCTATAAACTTTGATAAGTTACAAAAACAACAAGATTATTTGTCAGTTGGTGGAGTATTGGACAACGTATGTAATAGCGCATGCCTGACCTGTAATGAAAATCTCAGTACAATGATAGGCGGATTAAAAAGCAAAACGTATCCTATAGTAGATAATAGCAGTAAGTTTTGGAATTTGCCATTAGATCGTGTAGTCCACTTAGACATCAACGGTGGCGAACCAAGCCATAGTAAAAATTATAAACATATACTGGCAAACTTGCCTAAGTCAATTAAATCAATTAGACTAAACACAAATTGTAGTACAGTATTAGAAGAACTAGAAGATATATCTCTACGTGGAGTACAAGTCACAGTTACAGTTAGCCTAGATGGTATTGGTCCAGTGCATGATCTTGTACGCTGGCCTGTTAAATGGGATAAGTTCTATGCTAATCTACAACGGTATATGGCCATGCCTGTAAAATTAAACACATGGACTACTGTTAGTGCCTTAAATGTAGATGATTTACCTAATATATTAGAGTTTGTTAAAGAGCATAAGTTAGATCATAGTTACGCTTACCTAGTAGAACCCAAGGAACTAGCTGTTGAAAATAAAGATACACCAGAATCATTAGCATATATACAAAAACAAAACAAGTTGAGAGGCCTATGAGTTTAAAATATTTTGTAGAATTGCCTTGCGATGACATTGGAATAATTTCCAATGAAATTTATAATTTTCTTCAGACTGAAACAACTGTACTGACTGATGGAAATATTGGATGGAATTTTATTGATCGCCAGCAGCTATTAGATCAAAGTCCCGGTCTATTAAATTTTTTTAGACAATATAAATTAATACCCAGACATGCTGCGGTTACAGTAATTACAGACAATGATCAATTGCCAAAACATATTGATGAATTACCAGTAACAGCAAAAATTAATATGCCTGTGTTAAATACCCAAGGGTGGGCCAATCGTTGGTATAAAGACGATCAGCTGGTGGCTGAATTGTCTGATATGAGTTTACCTATTGTGTTTAATTCACAAGTTATGCACAGTGTAGAAAAAACTACAGCAACAGAAGTTCCACGCATAGTAGCAAGTTTTACGTTCCACAACGAACCTTTGGATTTATTAAAATGAAAATTGCTATAACAGGACACTCAGCGGGCATAGGACATGCATTAGCAAACTTATTCGAAGCCAATGGGCACGAAGTCATTGGCCTTAGCCGTCGCAATGGTTACAATATTCGTAGCATACCTAAAGTAGCTGGTATGATTGAACCCTGTGATGTGTTTATTAACAATGCACAGGCAGGATTCGCACAAACTGAATTGTTATTTGAAGTATGGCGTCGGTGGCAAGGTCAGGGAAAAACCATTGTAAACGTCAGCACGGAAATGACTAAAATGAGTTTAGCACCTAAGCAAGAATGGGACGAATATCTTGTGCAAAAGAAGGCACTAGAATGCGCACAAGAATTATTAACTGAACGTAATAGTTGGCCTAGACAGATACTAATTAAGCCTGGCTCAATAGCTACACAACCAGGACAGGAACCACCAGAATATATAGATGTCAATGAATACGCCCAAGGGATATACAAGTGGATAGCAAAGAATATTTAACTAATAAAAATTTTTGTCCTATACCTTGGACTGGATTTATGTATAACTTTGACGGCACAGTTAAAAATTGTATCCGTAATCCTCAATCAATTGGCAATTTAAAAGATAACAGCCTAACAGAAATACTACACGGTGAAACTAATTGTTTAACCAAACATAATATGTATTATAACAAGCCAGGACCAACCTGCGGTGTTTGTTATGATTTAGAAAAAAATACCAATAGTTTTGACGTTATCAGTGATAGGATATTTTATCTTAAAGAACTTAAAGATGTCAATCTCAATACATATAAAAGCATAGATGCATTTAATCTAAGTACAGTTGACATACGTTGGAATAATACCTGTAACTTTGCCTGTGTGTACTGTACATCAGAATTTAGTAGTCGTTGGGCCACTGAATTGGGCCAAACGTTTGATGAAGTTCCACAGCATCGTTATCGCCAATTAAAGAACTATGTATTTGAACGTGCAGAACAATTGAAACATGTTTATCTAGCTGGTGGTGAACCATTGTTAATGAAAGAAAACTTTGAATTACTAACACTATTAAAAGAAAAGAACCCCAACGTCAATCTACGAGTCAATACAAATTTAAGTAAAGTAGATACACGTATATTTGATTTAATTTGCGAGTTCCCTAATGTCCATTGGATTGTCAGTGTTGAATCTATGGAACATGAATACGAGTATATACGTTGGGGAGGTAGCTGGAAAGACTTTTTGGATAATTTAAAAATTATCAAAAATTTAAATCACAAGATAAGTTTTAATATGTTACATTTCATATTAAATTATAAATCAATATTTGACTGTATTAAGTATTTGAAAAATTTAGGATTTCATAATAACAGTTTTATTGTTGGAGAATTATTAAATCCAGATTACCTAAATATTAGACATTTACCAGACAGTATGTTACAATCAGTAGAGAGAGAATTACAAGACTGGATTAATCAAAAACCAGGATTTTTGCTTGAAAACGGACTTAAAAATGTGTTACAATATATACAAACACCCATTGAAAAGAATATCAGATACTGTTTAGCAGAGATAGCAAAGATGGATCAAAGACGCAACATTAACAGCAGAGCAGTATTTACAGAATTATACAATTTAATAGGGGACAAATAATTATGGCAAAACTATTTGACTTAGCATCATTGGTTCAACTATGGAAATTAGATAGCCATTCTATTTTTAAAGATTTATATACATGTTGTATTTAATTTTCCCTCACGGTGGGTTGGGCCATACCCTAATAGGGTTGATAGACTATTGTACAGTAG